TCGTTACCTGGCGTCGAAGAAGGCTGCTCAATCCAAGGGTTTAGGCGTGAAGATTTTCAAGATTAATCCCGGAGGCACGGTTTGATGCGTTTACTCAACCCCCGGAAGTTTTTCCGAAAACAATCTGAATCCAAACCGCAGGTGCAACGCAGTTTGCCAATGGCCAACGTGGTACGGGCGCGTTACGACGCGGCGCAGACCACAGCGGAAAACGCACGGCATTGGGCCATGGCCGATGCGATGTCGGCTGACTGTGCAGCATCGGCAGATATCCGTAAGAAACTACGGGAGCGTGCCCGCTACGAGGTGGCCAACAACAGTTATGCCAAGGGCATCGTGCTGACCTTGGCCAACGACTGCATCGGTACCGGCCCGCGTCTGCAATTGCTTACCAGCAACGACAATCTCAATCGTCAGATCGAAGATGCCTTTGCCCAGTGGAGCAAGGCGGTCAGTCTGGCATCCAAGCTTCGCACGATGCGCATGGCCAAGAGTACGGATGGTGAAGCGTTCGGCGTGCTTAGCTTCAATCCCAACATTGATTCGCCGGTTGCCATGGACCTGCAACTGGTGGAAGCCGACCGCATCGCGTCGCCATCGTCGGTGATGTTGCCGACACGCAACGATGTGGACGGTGTAATTCTCGATTCGTTTGGCAATCCACAGTTCTACTCCATCCTGCGTCAGCATCCAGGCGGCTTGGGTAATTACAGCACTTGGATGTCGCAATATGACGAGGTGCCTGCCAGTTCCGTGATTCACTGGTTCCGAGCCGATCGCCCTGAGCAGCATCGCGGCATTCCTGAGATCACCCCGGCGCTGCCGCTGTTTGCTCAACTGCGTCGTTACACATTAGCCGTGATCGCTGCTGCGGAAACCGCAGCCGACTTTGCTGCGGTGCTGTACACCGATTCGCCAGCCAACGGAGAAGCCCAGGCACTTGATCCCATGGACATCGTGTCCTTGGAAAAACGCATGGCTACGGTTTTACCTGATGGTTGGCGCTTGGGACAGATCGATTCGCAGCAACCCACCACCACCTACGCGGAGTTTAAGCGCGAGATTCTCAATGAAATCGCACGCTGTTTGAACCTTCCGTACAACATCGCGGCCTGCAACTCCTCAGGCTACAACTATGCTTCAGGAAGATTAGACCATCAGACCTACTACAAATCCATCCGCGTGGAGCAGATGCACCTGGCTGAAATCGTGCTGGATCAGATTTTCAGTGCATGGATACGCGAGGCCATGTTGACGCCGGAGCTTTCCATACTGCGTACAGTGCGCAGTATGCCCACCCTATCGGGACGCCCCATGCCACTGGTAAGAGGTTGGTTTTTCGACGGCACGGAGCATGTTGACCCGGCCAAGGAAGCCAACGCCCAGGCCAAGCGTTTGACCAGTCACACCACCACATTGGCTGCTGAATATGCCCGTCAGGGCAAGGACTGGGAAACCGAGCTTCGCCAGCGTGCCAAAGAGACACGACTCATGCAAACACTGGGACTGACCGTTTCGGAGAGTCAGCCTGCTCAACCTTCTTCTTCATCCACAAAGGAGCCTTCTGCCAATGCCGATGACACTGTCGCCAACACAGCAACTGCCTGACCAACTGTCGTTCACCTGCCCGCTGACCATTGAAGCAGCGGGAGACAAACCTTCCGGGGGCGGAAGTGTTCCTCAGTTCCGCATGGTGGCCTACACCGGCGGCCTGATGCGGATTGAGGGCTTTCCACATCCCGTTGTGGTGGACTTGGAAGGTTTAGGCATTGACCGCCAGGACATCCCCGTGCGCCTGGACCACAATTCACGTCAAGGTGTGGGCCACACCCATCGCGTCGCCGTCGAAAACGGATCGTTGATCGCTGAAGGTTTGGTCAGTCGTGACACCAGTTGGGCACGCGACGTGATCCGCAGCGGCCAGAACGGATTCCCCTGGCAGGCGAGCATCGGCGCGGCCGTGATCGATGCCCAGTTCATTCCCAACGGCCAGAACGTCACCGTCAATGGCCGCACCTTCGACGGACCTATTCACGTCGTTCGCAAAGCAACCCTCAAGGAAATCTCATTCGTCGACAACGGAGCAGACTCGTCTACGTCTGCCCGTATCGCAGCCAACAGCAAGGAGCAATCGCACATGCATGAACCCGGAAGTCAAACCACCATCACTGCCCCCGCGCCGGCCACACCTCCGACCACCGAAACCCCGAAGCCGACCACGCCGCCCGCGAGTCCTGCCGCCATCGCCGCACGTGCAGCGCAGGATGTCTCGGATGCCCCGAGCTCGAACGCCCCGGAACATCAGAACCCGATGATGCAGATGCGTCGTCAGATGGCTGAGGAAACCCGTCGCATCCAGGCCATCCGCAGCACATGTGAAGGCAAACATCTGGACATCGAAGCCCAAGCCATCGAAGAAGGTTGGGATGTGACCAAGACCGAGTTGCATGTTCTCCGCGCGTCGCGCCCGCAGGTACCCGTCGCCATTCAGGGAACTGGCCAATCGTCGCGTCCCAGCAATCCGCAGGTATTCGAGGCTGTCGCCTTGATGGCAAGCGGCCTGCCCAGCAGTCGGGTGCAGGCGCTGTATGCCGAACCCGTTCTTGAAGCTGCCGACAAACTGCGTGGTATCGGTGTGCAGGAATTCTGCGAAATGGCCTGTGGCCAGCAGTTACCCCGCTTCCGTCGCGATGCCACCGGCTGGTTGCAGGCGGCCTTCAGCAGTGCGTCCCTGCCCGGGGTGCTTTCCAATATCGCCAACAAGATGTTGCTGGAGGGCTACAACTACGTGGAGGATGCCTGGCGTCGTATTGCCAAGATTGCCAGTGTCAACGATTTCAAGGAACACACGCGTTACCGCATGACCGGTTCGTTCAAGTTCCAGCAGGTGGGGCCCGATGGCGAAATCAAGCATGGCCAGCTTGATGAACAGCAGTTCGGGCAGAAAGCCGACACCCATGGCATCATGTTCGCCCTGACCCGCCAGATGATCATCAATGATGACCTGGGTGCCTTCACCGACATCCCGCGTCAGATCGGCATGGGCGCTGCTGAAGCCATCGCCGAAGCCGTGTGGGCTCTGTGGTTGCGCAATCCCACGCAGGCTGATGGCAAAGCATTCTTCCATGCCGATCACAACAACTACAGCGAGGGTGCCGACACCGCGCTGTCCATCGACGGCCTCACCGCTGCGGAAATCCTCTTTGCCCAGCAGGTCAAGCCCAACGGCAAACCCCTTGGCATCATGCCGTCGCTGCTGCTGGTGCCGCCGGGTTTGAAGGTTGCAGCTGAAATGCTCATGAAGAGCCTGCAGCTCAACGAGACCACCACGGCCAACAAGCCCATGCCGTCGACCAATCCCCATGCGGGCAAATTCGACGTGGTGTCCAGCGTGTACCTCTCCAACACCAGTTTCAGCAACGCGTCCAACAAGGCGTGGTACCTGCTGGCAGATCCGAATCGTTTGTCTGCCATCGAGGTGGCATTCCTCAACGGCGTGGACCGTCCGACTGTCGAAAAAACTGACGCAGATTTTTCCACGCTCGGAGTACAGTTCCGCGGCTTTATCGATTTCGGTGTCCGTGAACAGGACCATCGCGGTGCGGTGAAACTCAAGGGCGAGGCGTAATCCTTACAGGAAGTATCCGTAGTTTTTCCCTTGAAAACAAGCTGTTTTTAATCTTTTTCTTCTCGCAGGAGCATTTCTTACATGATCGCAACATTCGTTCAAAAAGGTGACAGCATCGACCACACGCCAGCCACCAACATCGCCGCAGGCACGGTGGTTGTCCAGGGCGACCTCGTCGGTATTGCCAAACTCGACATCGCGGCCAACACGCTGGGCAGTCTGTCGGTGACCGGCATCTTCGATGTCCCCAAGATCGGTGGCCCGGGTATGGCCATCACCACCGGCACCATGCTTTACTGGGACTCTGCCAACAAATACGCAACGACCATCGAAATCGAAGGCAAGTACATGGGTAAGGCTGTGCGCGATGCCGGTGACAACGATGCGACAGTGCGTGTGAAGTTGATTTCCTAACTTCCGGGGGATGCATGGCCAGAGACTACATGAAAGAAGGCATGCAGTGGCTCGCCAGGGTGAGAGCGGGATGGTGTACGCAGGAAGCCGGCTACCAACAAGGCGAATCCTCGTACACCGTCCATGCCTCTCCGGGCATCAGCAGGTATGAAAAATCCTCCGTCGGTGGTGTGACCATCGAGTCGAGCATGTGGGATTTTCTGGTCAATGCTGATGATTTCCCGGCGGAGTTTGAACCTGAACCCGGCGACATCCTGACGATGGATGGCAAGCAATACGAGATCACCAACTTTGGTGATGACGGTT